CGGTTGACAGCCGCTGCTTTAATTCATCCAAACTTAATTTCTCTTCACACGCGCGATTGTTATGATTAAGATTATCTTTATCTTTAATATTATATATGGTCAAGCTATCCGTCAAGCTATCTGTCAAGTTACCCGTCAAGTTATCTGTCAAGTCATCCGTCAACTTACCTGTCAAGCCGATGAGTGTATAACTTGGAGCTTCGACCTTGCCATAACCGGGAGTATAGTCAATCAGACCTCTCGCCTTGAGCTTTTCACGAGCATCAATTACGGCTTGCCTTGATACATTGATTTCGATACTGAGCTTGGAAGTCGGGCATCGAATCGGCATCTGCCAATGTCGGCAGTTCGCTTTGTAGAGCAAATTGAGATACAGGGCAGCCTCCGATGGCGAGAATGGCTCGCTGTCATTCTCATGCCCATAGCGATTGATGAGTGCGTAGATATTCATATCAGCCTACGATGTTTTTGCCGGTGATGTACGCGATTGCTTCTTGATCAATTTCTTCTTGAGTGGCGATGCGAATGCGTCGAATCCATTTGTCAAGGTCTTCGCGCTCGAAGTAGCATAGTTTGCCATTTGGCTTGTAATATGGGATTGCCTTATTCATCATGAGCTTGTGGAGGTAGGATTTCTTGATTCCTAAATACTGTGCTGCTTCGTCTGTGGTGAGTAAATTATTTGTCATCTTTGTTATTGATTTTGTTTTCTAATTATATTTCTTCCAAACCTTGGGTGACGTTTGTGTCGTCATTTCTTCCTTTGGTTTGCGATGCAAAGTTACCTCCATTCCTACGTGGGGCAACGTGGTCTCTACGTGGTAGATACAAAAAGAACGGCATCCTATACTGCTGTAAATTAGCAATATAGGATGCCGCTAAAGTTAAAATAGCTTAACCTACGTGGTAGCTACGTAATCGTGCGTGGTAATTACATCGTTTGAGCTATTTTTATGGCGTTTTGTATGTCTGTTACGAACGTTTTATTCTCATTGGTTCGTGTGCTTTCAGGGTCTTTATAATGGGAATAGAAGTGCGCAGATGATATGTTGCACTTCTCCAAAATAAGTTCAATCCATGCTTTGGAATATGCCTCATTCTCGATGCAATGTGATACAGCATGAATCATATAACATACGCGCGTGTTCTCGCGATACCTAACCTTGACCGGATTTGACAATTCACGCAAGTTGAGCAACTGTGCGAAGTCAGTCCCGGTCAGACCATCAAACTGCTTGCCCTTGCACACTCGATACAGGTAGCAGCACATGGTGATGTCAATCAAATCGCATTGACCGGCAATCTCTTTGAGCTTATTCTTCACTGCTTCCATCGCGTTTGATTAATTGTTCAAATTCAAAATGCTTGTCAAAAGAATCAACATTGGCAACAATGCTGTCGGCAATCTGTGCGATGCGATTAATCAGCACAACAACGAATGTCATGTCGAAGTAGAATAGTGGCGCTAACTCACTTTCAAGCTGTCGCTTCTTTTGGTACAACTTATCGATATGCGCTGCTACTTCATCTTGCTTATCTTTGACGGCATCGTACTGTCGGCTGTACTCGGCATACTCAGGAGAGTCAACCCACACATTGCTCATACGATGGTCGATGGTGCGCATCTCCTCGCGCAAACCTTTTGCAATTTTGCTCTCAGCTTTAATTTCATCTTCCAGAGGCTGCAGGTAGGTCTTGATGTCAGCTTGTGTATCGAACGCTTCAAACAATGTTGCCGAACGGTCGTAAATCGCCTTGAAATCTTTTGCGGTGTCTAATACCTGCTTTGCCTCAGAGATAATACGCGCTCGTTCTCCGGCATTTACAGCCTGTGTCGAGCTTGCGATAATAGCATTGGTGTCCTTATATTCCTTGTAAATAGAGAATAGCATCTTCTTGTCATCAAGCGACAATGACCGGGCATGCTCATGTTTTTCGAGTAAACGGTTTATTTGCAGGATGCTATCGGCTATATTTATTAATGATGTATTCATGTCAAATGGCTTTTGATTGTGTGGAATCTTGCATTTTATCGAACGCTGCATCAATCAAACTGACGGCATCGTCTTTCTTCTTGTTGATAATCTTAGCGTATATCTGAGTTGTCTCTACTTTGGTGTGACCTAACAACTTAGATACGGTATAAAGGTCAACGTCAAGTGTTAACATCATTGTCGCAAAACTATGTCTGCTGCTGTGGAACGTAATGGGTTTGTTGATTCCGGCAGCCTTCATCCACGGTGTAAGATACTGCGGTGCACTCACTTGTTCTGGCAGCCCGGGGAATAGTCGTGCATCCTCGCTCATATCTTTTCGCTCCGGAATCCAATTCACGGCTTTCTTTGATAGAGGGATGTAAATCGGTGCCTGAGTTTTATGCATAATAATGTTGATGCGATAGCTGTCACCTTCTTTCAACAGGTCGCTCCACTTCAGCCTGCGAATGTCGCTAATGCGAAGACCGCAATAGCAACCGAACAGAAAAGCTGATTTAATCAGTTCATGATCACAAGGAGTCGCTTCAAGTCGTTGCACTTCCTCAATTGTGAGGAACTCGCGCTTGCTCTCCGGTGCTTTAATCTTGTCTTGCACGGATAATTGCTGAAGTGGATTGGTTGGAATAACATCTTCACGTACCGCCATATTGAGCGCGTTTCTCAGACATGCCAAATAGTTGATGGCGGTGTATGGCTTGATTAACTCGCCATTTGCCATGCGATATTCATTGCGTAGAAAGTTGGTGAGACCGATGCAATAGTTGCGGTCAATATCTTTCATTGCTATATCTATATTATATTGTGATATGGCATGGATTGTGTTGTGGATTAACTTCTTATCCTTAACGCCTTTCTTCTCCTGAGCTTTGCGAAAGGTCTCCATCCAATCGCGCAAACGTTGTTTGGCTTTGATGGATGTGTTCTTAAGTCCGGCTTTATTATTGGTATATTCCAAGATGCGTTGCAACTTGATAGTGTTGGCAGCATTCATGGTGGCTTCATTCTGTGCTTTGATTTTCGCACCTGAGCCGGGTAGCAGATAAAGCTTCAGAAACTCGTAGCTGCGTTTCCCGTCAATGTAATAATCGAGATATAGTGATTGTGAACCATCAGACAATGCCTTGGTGCGTAGTCTGATTGGTTCTTTTGGTGATTTCTTTGTTACTGTCTTTGCCATATATTATGGAGTGAGGTTTATAAATTGTCTAATTTGCTGATAGCGTCATCTTTTTTCTTGTTCACGATTTTAGCATATCGCTGCGTGTGGCGTATGCTGGTATGACCAAGAAGTTTGGAAACGGTGTATAGGTCTGCGCCAAGTGTCAGCAACATAGTTGCATACGTGTGCCTACTGACGTAAAATGTTACAGCCTTGTTCGTGATACCGGCTTTTTCAGCCCAAATAGGGATATACTTTTGCACATTATCATATCTCAAGGTCGGGAACACTTTGTCGCTATTAGATGATTTTTTCGGCATCCATTTAATCGCTTGCAAAGGAAGGGGAATATGAACAATGCGCTGAGTTTTGGATATTTTGGTGGCAACAGTCCAATGCTCGCCATCCTTGTTAATGTCGTTCCATGTTAGAGATTCAATATCCCCATAGCGTAAACCGCAATTACAAGCAAATAGAAATGCCTGCTTCACTTCCGGATGCTCGCACGGAGTGTCGATAAGCATCTGAACTTCTTCAATGGTGAGATATTCACGGATATGTTCCAACGGCTTGAACTTATCGGATGATGGAATAAGGGTAACCGGATTTACAGAGATATATCCTTCTTGAATAGCGACATTCATGGCTGTGCTAAAATTGCCGAGGATATTGAAACATGACTTAGAGCTTAGATGCTCACCGTTTGGCATGGTATATTCGCTACGCAAATAATCAATAAACCCCAAACAATAAGCCTTATCAACATCTACAAGAGGGATGTCTTTGCCATATAATCGAATGTAACGAGCAATGCGAGTGAGGTCTTGAGTGGACCGAATACCTCGCGCTTTCTGAATCTCGGTGAATTTAGCAATCCACTCCGATAGCAATATCTTGCCGGTATCGGTCTGAGTTTCTACAACGTCAATCTTTGACTGATTAATCTCCTTTTGGCGCTGCTTGCGTATCTTCTCCACCTTGTTCAGAGTGGCTTTATTTTTCTTGATAGCGGCATCGCTATCCTCGGGTATTATAAAAAGGTCGTGGATGCGTTCGTATGTACGCTTCCCGTTCAAGTAGATTTCAAGTCGGATGGACTTTCTGCCATCAACTTTATCTACCAATTGTATCTTTACGTTTTCTTTCGTATATTTGCCTGTAGCTTTGGTCATTTACTTTGCTTGATAAGTTCGGCGCAAAGGTACAACAAATATTTGAAACCGTCGCAAAAACGAGTAACAAAAATCGCTAAATAATGGGTATTAGAATACGGTAAAGAGAAGCCAAAGTAAATTAACAAATAACTGATATATAGATTTATAGTGTAATATCGCTTCTTATTAATTCTTTCCGATTCTGGAATTAAGGAATTATGCTTCCCGAAAAATTCGGCCAGCCGCAAGCGCCTGATTTTCAATAGGATTGCAAAGGGGTAAATTTAGCTGTAAAATGGCAATCCCAGACCTCGCTACGACTATCGTTGCGCTGTCCGGGACTAAAACGGTTAATTTTGGCGAAATTTCTACTTTTTGCGCCGAAAATTCGAGTGCGGATTTTGGATGAAAGTGCCGTCTGAAATCCATCCGATTACGCACGTGAGGGCGAGAATGGTGGTAACGTTACTGGACTCTCGGCTTACGATTCCACACGCCTCCATCTCATTGATTAGGCGAGTTACGACCTTGCGTCCGAGCTTCCACGTTTCGGCAAGAGCTGAGAGTGATGCATCAACTTCACCAGGATTCAGTTCTGTTTCGATGCCACGTTTTGTGGTGCACTGCTTGGTTGTTGTCATCCTTGATAACAAGTCATTGACGAACAGCCAATTTGGTATGCCTTCTGTTGTTCCGCTAAGAAATTTCAATGACGGTTGAGTGAAATGGTAAACGATATTTTGAAAAGCGTTGTTAGCGGTTGAACTGATGGGCGATTCAATCTTTTTATTCATGCGATTCTGCTGTGCAAAAAATATGGTGGAGCTGTTGCTATAGACCGTTGCAACACTACTCCACCATACGTCAGATAACAAAATTATAGATTAATTCTGGAAAGCTCCTCGGCTGATGTCATCGACAATTTTCTTGACCTCGGCAGAGTCGATTGCGATGTCGGTAGCAGCACTTATCACGCGGATAAGATCGTCCTTTTGGCAGAAGCGGTCAGCCTTGCTCAAAAGTTGCTTCAACATCTTGCGACGAGCAGCAACCACTTGGTCTGCATTGCGGTCTTTTGATTTGTCAATACCGGAGTTGAGA